GGCAGATCCTGATAGTTATCCGGATGTATGGTAAAGACTGCTGTCGTACCGCTTTGAACAAATGATGAGCACACTCGAAACGGATCATTCCGCCCGGCGATTTCAATCACGTATTTGGTGTCCTGTGCGGACATTTCACTAGCTGTGAAATTAGCAAATGGAACACTCACCGTATTCGACGTAGAGTTGGAAACAGTAGTGTTCCTGAACCACGTATAGTTTGTTCCTACGGTCCAACGCTCCTGGTCTGGTACCGAGTAGTGTAGCAAAGAGCTACATCCTACGGTATCAAGTTCACGAACTAGCGTCAACGGTACATCAGGATTGGCACTAACTGACGGGATTAGTACGTCAGACCATTTATCTACTTCAACGATCGCCATCGGATTCAACGTATCTATCTTAAAGATAGCAACCGATTGCTCGAGTTTCAACAAGCAATGGAACGTGAACGACGTAGCTACGTTCGTACCTAACGAACTATATTTCGTTTGTAAGGTGTCGAACACCGCTTTTGCAAACAATGTTTCAGTTACACCATTATCTGCTGAGTTGTAGATGCCGACTTCACCAAACTCGAATGGTCCTGCATCAGCCGGAATCTGACAGATGATATCCAGGGTGTTGTCACCAATATTTCGGTACGCGAGAGGAACACCACGATACAACGTATTACCGTTGAGCCCGGTGTCATCACGGGTTGGCTCGTACCCAACACCTGATCCGATTCGGAATCCAGTGATGTGTACATAGGGCCCTTGCGGAGTGGCACCGTTAGCAGTATTGAGACCTGCGTTGGTGACCAACAAGAGAGGGGTTGTTGCCATTTCTTTTCCTTAGAACAGTCGGCCACTAATAACATTAAGAGGACGGCTTTGTTGATCTCGACGTAGGCCGTAGAAATAATTCGTCAAGCCATAGTTCACATCAGAGAGCACTGGAAAGGTAGCCAGCGTAGTAGTGCTCTGCGTACTCTGTGAGGCTACGTCTGACCAATACAATGACATCACTCCACTACCATTCGATCCAGTCAAAGCACTTGGTGCTAAACGATTCGCACCTGCTGCAAAATAGGTACTAGGAAAATCTGGATAGAAATGGAAGAAGTGTTGCCGAGCTACCAGGTCAGCTGCGGTAATCGTACTATTGGGCGGAGTGTTTATCACATTACCACGCACAGTGAACGTGGTAGCAAATTGCTCTACCTGAGTCTGAGTACGGGCAAATGTACCGAAGAGTCCATATGGGCTTATATCAGGCTTGTTGCCTATGGTACCATAGAGGCCCATACGCGAAGTGTTCACTACATCAGCCTGACCGTAGGTATCTATTGTCGGAGGCGTAGTCTGATTCAACGGTATTGCTGCATTGACTTGTACACCATAGAATCGAATTACCCCACGTCCTGAACTGGAAGTGAAGCCCCCACAAGACCAAAGACCTGCAGTGTTCGTAAAGGCAACCGATTGGATAACAGGTCGTGCTACGTTAGACAACATCCATAAGGGTACGGTACCTCCAAGGACCGTGGTGAAATCTCCACGTACATCCCCGTAGAATCCAAAATCCAATTCCACATCAGTATCTATGGAATAACGTCCTGTCAGATTGTACGTCTGGCCAATCTTTAGGAAAAATCGGATCAACGTACCTGTGTACGCCAGGCTAGGCGTTATCTGGCCTATAGCGTAGTCTAGGGTTTTAAATGGTGCACCTGAACTACCGCCTGTTGGTGTATCAACGCCTGCGACGCTATCGACATAAACATTAGGTAGCGCCGGAACGTTACCTACGTATAAACCGCCACCTATTACCCTCACCTGATTACCTGATTGAGTGCTCAACGAAATGAATTGAGGATCCACCACGTCAGGCGCAGCCATAGGACGATGGCCGTTATTATCTACTATTGGTGCACGAGCAACCATGTTAACTCCTTAGTTCCAGTAGGGGACCCATAGTCCCGCTAACTGTGTCCATCCTGCAGGATTGGACAATAGTGTAGTTCGACCACCAATAGTGGTAGTAGGTATAATGCCTGATGGGTTAGTTTGTGCTGTAGGAACAACTGCAAAAGCAGGTATACGCCCGTCACTCCTTGAAGCCCCTGGCACAGTCACATACATGAAAGGTCCTGCTATCAAGGTATACCCACTAAGCTCTTCAGGATCTGGATTAGTTGATACCCCGATCGTATCCGTAGGTAACCAATTCTGAGTCTGCACTACCATTGAAGCTGTGTCGTAAACTGGAAACTTACGGCCATCAGGATCGAGAAACCAAGATGGTGGTTCGGTAAGTAACACGTTAGATTGCGATGGTGTACCTGCGGTCCTGAACATTGTCGTAGGTATACCATTGATAGCTTGTGATGATGGGGCATCAGCTCCATACCTGCCAATGGTTGAAATCACTACGTTGGGATCGAAATATAAACCTACGGCTACTACAGTTGCTGTAGTATCACCTTCGACGTTGGTGTCCACAACAGGTAGGTCATAGCTACTTTCAATTGATGCAAGCACCAGATTGTAATTAGCTATCTCGTAGAAGAACTCTGCCAACGTTTCTGCATCGATGCCTTGTAAACCACCATTTGCAGTGATCTCTACATGAGTAGTAGGGAACCAAGGCCCTCCTTCCCACATAGGAGTACCTGGCGGCGTACCGTCATCGTTCTCACGCGTTAAATTGTTGTACTCAAAATTCGACACCGTGCTGGAAGGGTCTGCATTTAAAGTAGACCACATGTTGTGAACTTCGAGATCAGCAATCAGTGCAAAGTTAATGAACTCAATAAATGCTTGCGTCCCCTTACCAAACCAGTAGAAGCCAAGAAACCTACTAATGGTTTGGTAGTTATCATTGGTAAGCAGCCCTGCACTCTTAAGCTTCATGCCCAACAGGTTAACCTGTTGGACCAGGATCTGCCGTTCTGGGTGTGACCAGTCAGCAAAATCCAGCATCTCATCATCAATGATTTTCTGCTCTACTGTCGGATTGGTAACCCACATGTTACGTAGGTTAGCCAACACATCGATTTTTGTATCTACCATTGTCGACCATACGTTGTCGATCGCATCGGTAAATTCAACGTAGTAATCATTGAGTGCCAGATAAGGAGGCAGCAAGACTGAACGGGGTGTTCTATACCCCAGTCGAAACTGTTGAATGTAGTCGTTCATCTGTTAACCTTGTTCTTGGCGCTCAGGTGATCCATCGAGTCGCTTCTGGCGATCAGCATAGTACACTCGAACTGTTAGGTTACGGAGTCTGTTGTACCTGATAGGTGCCAGCGACATGGTACTAGGTAACGGACCTACCGGAGTAATGGTTCCATTATCAACAAAGGTCGCTGTAGCGTTAGCAGGGTTAGGCGTAATGGTAGCCATCAGTCCCAACGGCTGACTTGGATTACCCCCTTGTCGTCCGTACACACGATACGACAAAGCTCCTTTAACTTCAGGCCATGTTAGCTGGATTGCATTATTGGTGCCTTGTATGTCCTCGATCTGAGGAAACACCCATCCGTTAGGAGGCCCTGCATCTTGTGCGTTTGTCACGGCAACCGCATACGCATAGATACCAGGATTCATAGGGGCCGCTGCACCGCCAGGTATTAAAGCCCATGTAGTAGGCGGGCTAGAAGGGGCGTTAACAATCATCTCTGCCGGCTGAATGACCTTTACATAGCTAACCTGACTGTTGTTGTTCTTCTTGATTGCCGTATCAATATCTGATTCAAAGAAATCAGTCTGAAGAATACCAGGATTAGGCGCAAGTAGATTTTGAATAGCCGCTTCGCTATTTGCTTGACCGTTGGATAGCACCGCCGTATTGAAGAAGTATACTTCTACTTCAACATCACGGTCCATAGGGATAGCATCTTGCCACATGAACCGGCATGAATACATCGTGATCTTCTGCATGGCATCCATGAAGTCCTGCTTCATCGAAACTGTCCATGGTGAAGTAGTCAACGCTGATACCCTTATAACGTTCATCCAATTGAGATCCATAGGATTGATCTCGCGCTGGGCTTGCGTTACCGCGTCAATGATACCCGGATAGGTATTAACTAGTGCTACGTACTGAGGTTTGGTTACGCCGGATTCATATGTACCAAACGCACCAGACGCCACGTTCTTATACACCACAACAGGCTTTTCACTAGCGCCGCCTGTAGGGTTAGACGTAATTGTTCCAGAGATTGTGGAGAATCCATCTACAGTTACGCGCTTACCTGATAGCGTAGAATTATTTGTATTCTCGCCGTTGGTCACTACATAGGTAACCGCGACCTCATCCGTCTTTCCAGGGACAGCACCAAAGCGCGAGTTACCAAACTGAACCAGAAGACGACCATCCGGCATCGTCAAATCAGCAAACGCTTTCTGGTCTCGGAAGTTCCAAAGAACACCACCAGACTTCTGGATAAGCACACCATTAATACGAACGTTGGTGTCGCTATCTGCCACTACAAAAGGATCTTCGTTGGCGACGTAGGCTTGGAAGTCACTACCGTCACCGTACATAAGGATCGTCTTAACGTACCCTTGATTCAACGTAATAGGTGTAGGAACTCCAGCGTTCAGCACTACCTGTTCTCGATTAAACAGATAGGTTCCCCCAGAAGTGAACTGGGTATAAGGGGGCAGTGTGACTGTAGCAGGTGACGTAATGGTTGCCGATAATTCAGAAGGCAACCATCGTGATATACGAAGACCTTGCATCGTCGTGATAGCACGTACCGCATCGTCTGCTTGTGCCGTCTCTGGGAAGGAGTCTTCATAAGATCGCAAAATCCGACCTTGGTCAAATGCGCCTACAGAGGAGATAAGTTCGACCAGCGTTTGCGACGTCTGCGTAACCAATTCACCTTTCCATACTGGTTGATTAACCAGGTAGGCGTTGAACTGACCAACGAAGTCATCCACCTCTGCTGTGAGATCAGATAAAACCAATTGTGAAGCGTTGGTAACCATACTTGTTCCTTAGGTATTGGCTACAAGGGAAAAATCTTGTACCACTCGTTGTTGTGTAAGGTTAACAGTGAACGCAATTCGTACTTGATAACCTGGTAAGCTGTAGTCAACGTTCACGTAGGTGTTACTGAAATCCAAAGTGATCCGTGGTTCCCATTTTGCGATCGCTTGAATA